TCAGTTTCCCCTCACTGCTTCATACGAAACCTGACAGGTCAGTCCTGCTGCTCGACTTCTATCGGCAAACTCAGCAATTCCCCCCGCAGCCTCATCAAGCCGGCCGAGCATGTCGGCAAGCAGATTGCGGGCGGCGTCGGCTGCCTCGCCTCCACCGGCAGCGCCGGGACAGCGGGCGGGTCGGCGTGATAGCTCGGCGACTCGTGCGCGCAACCGGCCAGCAGCGTCATCAGCGGCAGCAGCATCAGCGGCAACTGCCGCAATCTTTTCTTGTGCGTCACGGCGTATTCCCTCGATGGCAGTCTGGCGGCGCTGTTCTTCGGATCTGGCGCGGGCTTCGGATTTGCGTGCGGCTTCCGACCACTCGGCACGAACCTCGGCCAGCTCGCCCTTGGCGTCCATCACGCGGTACTGCTGCGCCCCGACGACCAGCACAAGGGCGAGCGCCCACCAGGCCCAGCTAGGCAAGGCTGGCATAGGCCACCGCCATCTTTGTGTCGTAGGCGTTGTTGGCGTAGGCCGGGCCGTTGTAGCCTCGGGCGAACGCTGCCCAGTCCTTTGCCCTCAGCGCCTTCACCAGTGCCGGGTTCGCCTCAATGAAGCGCACGAATGAATCGAGATGCGACTCTTCGCTGGCATACATGGCGTTGATGAAGTCTTGCAGGCTGGGGTATTTCAGCGATTTCCAGTGGAAACCCATGATCTGAAATTCGCCCCAGCTGGCCGACTCAAGCGCAGCGTCACGGTGAACCTTCACAGCGATCTGAAGCCGCTTGTGCTCCTCGATGCCGCCACGGTAGCCACCCGGCGTAGGTGAGCAGATGAGGGGGCTGATCTTGTCAGGGTCGATCCCGACTGCCTTCAGCCGCCTATAGAAGACGTGGCGCTCGAACAGAATCTTCGGCTCGCCAGTAGGCAGGAATCCATTACCGGACGACTCCACGCAGGCGACTGCCTGAATGGCGCGCGCCTCTACGCCGAGCCGTTTGGCAGCTAGATCTATGGTCATGATTGTCTTCCGTGCAATAAAAAGCCCGCTCATCGGCGGGCTGTTAGATCTTCAGATTATGCCGACCAAGCGCCTATCTGCTTCCAGGCACCGCTGGTTTCGTCGTAACGGAAAGTCGCAGAGGTCTCGATAGCACTGCTGTTAAAGCCTGTAACCCGCATGCTTGCAGAGAAAGATACAGAAGCTCCGACCGTGTTAATTATCGTCAAATCGAATTCGCGACCGTCACGAGCGCCGGCGGGCACAGATACGGTGTAAGCCCCGCCCGCCGCAAATTCAACCTGTTGCCATTTTCCGGTAGAAATGTCCAGGTTTATAGTGCCGGGAGTACCGTGCGAGCTGCGAATGCGCTTTACAAACCCACTGACCATCTCGAAATTATTTGTATCTCTGATGGATACACGGGAGGCGCTGCCGCCTGCGTAATAGACGTTCCCAGCCGCAAACGAGTCATTATTGGGTGCATCAATGGTGAAATTGTTACCAATGCCCGTGCCGAGCTGCATCCATGTCCAGGCCGGCGTGGCGATATCAATGGAAAGTTCAATGGGACCTATATGCACGTTACGGTAAAGCTGCTCCCCGTCCGCAAAACGGAAGCCTATAGTGGAATTGGTTTCACCCGGTCGCCTAACTTGACGGAAGCCTCCCGCGTAGAAAGTGTTAATCGCGTCGATGTCGAAATGGGTGCCGCTATTATTGCCGTACTCCCCACCCTCGATAGACACCACTCGACTTCTGAGGTTGGTACTTTTGATTTTAACCAGAGGTACGTTAGGGGCGTCGTCGCCCTGTCCAGTAATCGAGCACTGGTGGAGTTTCAGGTGAACTATCCCGTCCACAATCACCTGTGCCCCCGCCACCGCCCCGCAATTGACAGAGTAGAAGTCGCTCAATGTGTGGATGGATACGCCGCCCGTGCCTCCGTCGGAGTTCCATGCACCACCCGCACATTCCAGAAATCGAGTCATGCGGATGTTCACATGGGCGGAGCTGTCCGCATCGCCCCAAAGGTTAATGCAACGTAGTGCCGCCCCAGTCAGTTCGTTTGCATAAAGGCGTTCGAAAGTTTGGTGCCATACGCCCTGATATTCGATGAAATGGCCGTTAGCACCGGCGCCATCATTGATGCACCCCACGCCGCTGATCACGCCGCCGTGTTGTTGGTCTTCAGACCCGGTACCGCTGGTCAAACGGATAACGGGGCCACCGACACCAGAGTTATTGATCTTGTTCACGAAAACTGTGCTTAACTGCCCTGCGCCGAAAAGCTGCAACCCTTGGTAGTAGCCGAGCCCGGCAGTGTCGTAAGTTAGCGTTTCGGTCAATTCAAGCTGGCGCGCGGGTAGCCAGATAGCGACCTTGTTAAGGCGCGCCGCTGCGAATGCTGCCGTCAATTTCTCTTGGTCTGTAGTTCCTGCGAACGAGTCAAGCGGGACTACGGCTCCACCAGTCTGCGCCACCGCAGCTGCCAGTCGGGATAGCTCAGAGCCAGCAGTCCCTGCCGGGTAGGTCTCGCCAGCATCGTAACCAACTAGGCCCGAGCCAGACGAAGATGCCAGCTCCTGCCGCAGCACGTCATCCCCGAGCAGCACGAGATTGGCCGAGTCGGTCGCCCAGGTGCCGGTTAATGTCAGCGGTAGCGTTGCCGATGCATTCGGGCGATACAGGCCGGGGGACGTGCCGGTAGTGGCCGCATCGACAGCCACGTACTCGTTCCGCTCTGCCAGCACAATGCCAGTCGCATAGTCGCCCTTGCTGACATAGCCAGACGAAAGCAGAAACGCCTGGAACCGGCCTTCCTTGTCAGCCTGGCTCAGCGTGAACGCGGTTTCGCGCCCTTCCTGCGCATTGGTGAAGCTGTTCTCCATGCCGGCCCACGATTCGCGCAGCTTGCCCAGGCGGTCGGCATAGAACGGATCGGCGCCGTTGACCAGCTTGTCTAGGTTCTCGGCGTTGTCGTACATGTCGCGCGGATCGGTCGACGGGACGTTGTTGCCGGTGTTGAAGGTCATATGGTTTTACTCCAGGCGTGCAAATCCGCACGGCGTCCTTGCGGGCCGTGTCCGGTATGTGGTGTTGGCTAGTAGTTGTTAGGCTGGTGGTGTTGCGTCGTCGAAGGTGTAGACGCGCGCGTCGTAATTGACGGCTTGCACGTTCGCGCCATCGGTCCCGCTCGGGCTGATTGATGTGATCAGAGCCGGATAGCTCCAGCGGTTGAGCGGACCGAACAGAAGGTGCGGAGGCTCGATGCTCCAGCTGGTGTCGGGCGCGAAGTCCAGTCCAGCGATCGACAGTCGATATTCATCAATGCGCGTAGCGGCGTATGGCCCCGAAAGCGTGCCATCTGGCCGGCGAATGCCGACAACATGCGCGCCACCAGCGGACCAGTCGAGCGGCTCGGATGATTCTATGATTCCTCCGTAATAGCTCAGCATTAGCGCGCTCTGTCCGTAGCCGGGCACGTCGTCTTGGAGCGGTACGTAGCTGAGATAGCGGGAATTGAGAGCGTCCATCTCCGTCGAGAACCGATAGCCCCAACGGCGATACTTCTGGATCATTCGCTGCCGCATACCAATCCGCCATGCCTGAGTCCGGCCAGTTACGCCCTCCACCTTAATCTTCTCAACTCGCCGGCCCATATCGCCCGGCAACCGGCACTCAACCGTTTCGATCTGCCAGGTGATGCCGTCGGTGTACTCAACGTCTACTCCGTCGAAATCGTCCGGTTTCCTTGCGCTGAACTGCCGAACCAGCGGCTCTTTCATGTTCTGGGGCGTGTAGGGCTGCTCGAATGTAGTTCGCGGCTCGTCTCGCACTGGCCTGATCCGGCCTCGATCGATGGTCAGTGTGGCGAACCCTGCCTGCATGGCGTCGTTCAGTACGCGCTTGACAGTCATGCTGGAGTCGGCGGAGTAGTCAAAGTAATCGCCACGTGAGGCCCAGATAGCCCCAAGTCGCTCAAGCTCTGCCATGTCGAGATCTGCATCTGAGTAGCCGATTGACCGGGCGACGTGAGCAATCCACGGCACGATATCGCGCGTTGGCGTTTCCACGTCCCACGACCCGCTCCCACTGCGCACCGGCAGCACGCGAGTAGGCTCGACGGATATCAGCTGTTCAGACTTGGACGACAGCCGATTGCCACCTCGAATCCGCAGAGCAATGGTCGTCACCCCTTCGTAGCTTTTCTTTACCGGCAGATTCGATCGAAGGCCATACCACTGGACTTCATCCGACACGCTGGTGTCGCCAGACTTTGCGCCAAGCCGGCGCATTCGCACCTCGGCCCGCATCGGGTATGGAAGAGTGACGCGCTCTGTGAAGCCAATCTGATCAAGTGATGCGGTGGTGTATGTTTTCCTGACGGATGTCCAGGCTCCAGCCGTGCTGATGTCTCGATACTGGAGCTCGACACTCACAGAATACGCAACGGCGTTGTTGTACTTATTCATGATGAACAGGCCATTGCCGAACATCACGTCCCATTCGAGCTCGGTAGCTTTCTCACCTTCCGGACAGCATGCGAACGGGCCGCACCAGTTCCCCTCCACAGTAGATCCGTCTAGCGCGATGCTGGCGGATGTGCTCGAGAAAGAGTTGAAGCCAGGCCAGTCCGTCTGATCAACGCCGCCAGTGTCAGTTAGTCGCTCAACGGAGATCGCCGAGGCACTTGCAGCGGTAACCCGATAACGAAGGCCGTCATACCCTATGCTGAGCGACGCGGGACCAAGCGGCAGCCCGGCAACAGGCGCGCCGTTCTGGTAGTTGAGCGTCATTCTGTCAGGCTCACCGGCCACCCCGAGCGTGAACTCATCAATGACATAAGTCCCTGTGGCTGCACCAGCAATCTCGATAGTCATGCCGGCGAATGGCGCTAGCCAGGCCAGGCTGCCCTCCAGATAGTCGCGCCCTCCTGCGGACCCTACTGTGTATTGCTCCGGCGCCACGATACGGACGATCATGCCCGCCGCCCAACCATCTGGGAACGATCCTGCTCCTGTCGGGATAGTGATCAAGTCGCCACTGAATATGTAGGCGCTTGCGGTCGGTGTCGGGCTAACTGCAAACGTTGCCTTTAGCTCCAGGCCGGCGGTACCGGTGCTGCTGGATCCAACCTCGGAAACAGAGTGCCACCAGACTGCGGCCGTTTCGGCGGACAGATCAGCACCAGGCTGATAGATCTGGAACTGCGCGTCAGCCCCTAGCGAAATTATCGGCGTGTCACCAACAAGGATGCGGCTCGCCGGCAAGTCAAACTTTCCCTTACCGATGCATAGCAGCATCTCCGCCCACTGCTCCGTTGGAGCACTGAAATAGCGACGCAGAGGCAACAGGTAATCGGGATATATCTTGCGCCGCCCTGCTATCTCGCGAATCACCGAGTTGATTTTTACCTGGTTTCCACGAGCAGTAGCCGCATCCAGATCGGCGCCTTTTCGATTGTTGTTATCGTGCTGCTTCGGCGTCTCCGGCATGAAGAACTGCATGATGCCGATCTTCGAGTGAAACGCTGGGTTGAACAGCAGGTTGAAGGTGTCGTTCTTCGGCTCCGGGTAGATATCGACCTGATCATCGGTGCCGATTTCGACGCTAGCCCAATCATCTACAGTCAGCAGCTCGCCATTGAGATGCACGCTGATCGGCGGGGAATCCATGCGCTTATAGCTGCGCACGTTGGCGGACAGCCAGGCGTCGAGCGTGCAGCCGCTAGCCTGATGCTGCTCGACGACCTCGCCGGCCAGCTTGCTCGAATAAATCCGAATCATGTCTTGTCCCTGTAATAGATGACGCGCAGGTAGCGGGATTCGAAGTCAGCCACCCATTGCCAGCGCACCGGCAGGCCATCGCCGCGGATGTCCAGCACGGCTAAGCGGTCATCTATCTCAACGACCACGCCAACATGAGTAACGAGACGCCCGCGGAACACGGCTGCAACCGCCCCGACCTCCGGCGCACACGCTTCCAGGCACTCGGAAGAAACCGCCTCATGCGCCCTGGCGAACTCGCGTGGCATGGTGTTCCGCACATGGCCCCACGAAGGCAGCAGGGGTAGCCCGTACACCTCATGCCGCACTGCGCGGGCCAGTGACCAGCAGTCATGCTCCACAACGCCATCCACGACCTCCCCTCGCGCCCCGTCCCGGTATCGAACGTCGCGATATGCGTCTAGCCAGGTCATAGATATTTCAGTCCAGGGGCAAACTCAGTGGTGTAAAGATCGCGCGGCCATGCGGTGTTGATCAGGTCGTAGTAACCGGCCTCGACCTGAACCGTGGCGCCGTTGATCTCCCCGTCGAGGACGGTCATGCGATAAGGCGCCTCTGCCGGCGCTGACTTGTCACTGGCCAGATAGCAGCGGTAAGTCAGAATAATTCGCTCTTCCGCCTCAAGCGCGGAGTCAATCTTCTGCTGCGCTTCGCCGGTCACGTTGTCGATGGCGAAGGTGAGCGTCTGCCCGCCGCTGGTCCCGCGATCTGGAAGCTCTACGGCGATGCCGGAAGCGATGAAGATCACCGCCCTGTCGTCCTCGGTGATGCATGCCTGATTTTCAAACCCATCGCACAACAGGATCGGCTCAGCCCAGGCCGCGCAAGACAGCTCCAGGGTGTTGATCAGTACGTCACCGCCAGAGGCGTACACCTGTTCAAGCGCCTGGCTCATTGCGGCCACTCTCTGTTAACACCCTCATCGAAGGCGCCCATGTAGGTCTGGTATTTCGATTCGGGCCATTCGCGGTTAAGCGCAGCGTCAATGATCCCCATGCCAGCGATGAATCCGGGGAAGTTGCCCCAGCCAGGCGATAGGATCGTCCGTTCGCGCAGCTCCAGTTCTGCCGTGAACCGCCAATGACTGACGCCAACCAGCGCGGGGCCTTTGTAGATATCGGTGAACCGCGCCACGTAATCGCGAATACCTTCTGGGGTTTTCAGTGGGCACTCGAACCACTCGGAGCCCGAATTCAGCGCATCCTCGAACCATGATTCGAACAGCATTGACTGAACGTCGCTGAGAATCCATGACACTGACGCCATCGTCGGAACGGACGTGAACCTCCGACGCTGCCTTGCTCGGCCGCTCTGCATCTCCGTCCGCTGCATGGGGCTGACGGCCTGGAAGGCGTACCCCTCGCGCAACGGGAGCGGCAGATACTCGTGTGGGTACTCGATCATCTGCCTACTCCCTCAAGACCGAACTTCTGGCCGATGGCCTGCTTAGTTTTGCCGTCGCTCATGATGTCCGCCTGCACGCGCTCAAGAATGATGCGCAGGGTGTCCCCGTCGAGCTGAGACGTCGCCCTCATAGGCTCGCCGTTGTTGATGATCTGGACGTTTGCTACGCCGCCCCCGCCGGTGGAGTTGCTAGCCACCGAGGCGATGGTCCCATCAAGCGTCTTGCCTTGACGCATAGCTTCGAGGTTCGCAACGCCAATGCGGGACGTGGACTCAGCATCAAAGACGAACTCTTTGCCGTGGACGACCCCGGCTATGTCATCTACTCCCCCGCCGCCCGTGTAACCACCCTTTCGGAAGCCGCCAGTGAAAGCGAGCGCAGCAAGCACAGCCGCAAGGCCGATAGCGGCAGCGCCCCCGAATGAGCCAATGGATGCCACGATTGCGGCAGGGGTCCATGCAGCAGCCGTAGTTGCTGCCGCTGTCGCTTGAGTGGCTGTAGTAGTTGCAGCAGCTGCAGTTGAAGCGGCAGTGGTTGTGCCAATTGCCGCAACCTGAGCTGCGGCGACCGTAGCGGCAGAAGCCGTCTTGGCGGTCGTCAATGTGGTTACGCCCGCCAGCTCAAGGGCCTGGTAAGCAAGCCACTGAGCCGCCATCTCGCCAATCGCGTTGACCACGGAACGCGCCATCCCTTCGGCCAACCCGGAGAAGGCCTCCCCAAGAGTCTCAGCCTCGAAAACCATTGACTCGAAAGCATCACCAAATCGCCCGGTAAGGCCTTCCAGCATCTCGCCGGAAAGCTCGTCGAAGTTCATCAGATTCTCTTCGGCGGCAGCCATGTATCTTTCCCAGTAGCTGCCGTTCAGTTCGAGCATCCGCTCATCGTGCTCCTCCTGGAGAGCAATGATTGCCGCGCTCTTCTGCTGCTCCGTCAGCAGGGTTGCGTCCATGATGGTTTGGCGACGCCGATCATAGGACTGCTTTATCTGCTCCTCTTCGCTAAGCAGCGAATCGAGGATAGAAACCGCTTCTCGGTTTGTATCTTCCTCCGCATCATTGAGCGCCTTGACGGCTGCTGCCTGCTTTTCCAAACCAGCAACAACGGCTAGTGAAGCTTCCGCTTGAGCCAGCTGGGTTTCTGTAGCGCCTTTTGCAGCCAGGTCGTAAAGAGCGACCTCGTCAGCGGTCATCCCCCATACTTTGGCAGCTCGTTCCAGTGCGGTAACCTGTTGGGCGACGGCGTCGGCAGCCTTCTTGGCTTCCTCGGACAGTCCGCCGCCAGCACCTATCCCGCCACTCGCGCCAAGCTTGCGCATTTCCTCCCGCAGCTTGGCTATGCGCTCGATAGTGTTCTCGCTGGTACCAGAATCTCCGCTACCAGCATTCCAGATACCATCAAGCAGAGCGGCGTAGCGCTGGGTCGTATCATCGAGATCATCGCCCACGACCTCGAGAGCGCCTTTTGCTTCATCCCAATTCTTATAGATACGCCGATACAGCAGCGGCGGGATAATCTTCTCGTACCACTCCGTCTCTGTGAGCTTGCCACCCACAACGGCAACGCCAGCAATGCCGCGCCCGAGCAATTGAAGCGCGGCGAAAGCACCAACCGCAGCAGCGGCTAGCCCTTTTGTTGTGGTCGCAAGTACGCTTCCAACGTCTTCGGCTATGGCGCCCTCGGTGGCTACGTCCGAAAGCTCAACGGCCAAATCACCAAGTACCGGCAGCAAGCTTGAACTGATGTCATTGCGGAACCCCTTCATCGCGTTTTCAGCTACGAACATCGCGGCGGAGAGTCTGTCAGCGGCGCTGATGGTGTCCTCGCTGAGTATCGCCCCGGCCCGCGCCGCTTCGTCGCCAAGTAACTTGAATCCGGCGCCGCCATCCTTAAGCAGCGGTATCAGTGCCGTGGTGTCGCTCGCCATCGACTCCAGGTAGAAGCTCATCTGCTGCTGGTTGAGACCGGCTTTTTCCAGTGAGTCGTAATACAGCTGCAACGCCTGAGGCCCTGAGAGGTCTCTAAAGGCGTCAGCAGTAATGCCGATCTGGGGCGCGATCTGCTCGAAGAAGTCCTTCATCCCGCCGCCGCCGGACTGCTGGAACTCGCCGACCTTCTCGTTGAAGTCCTTCAACTGATCTGAAAGTTTTTCTTGGCTGATACCAACCACATCGGCAGCTGCGGCATATCGCTGGAATTCTTCAACTCCAGCACCCGAGATAGCGGAAAACCGGCTGATCTCTCCTGCGGATTTGACGGTCGAAGCTGTCATCGCCGCCAGGCCGGTTAGCGCTGCCGCAGAGGCGGCGCCAATTGCCGTGCCGACGGTTTTGGCATCTTTCTCTACCTGCTTGCGCCACTTCGCCGACTGGCGCTCAGCTTTGTCCATGCCTTGAACAAATCCACCGACGCGGGCGATAAGATCAAGCGTCAGGGTGCCCAGTGATTTGCTGGCCATTTACTTCCCTCTGGGCATGAAAAAGCCCGCTCAGCGGCGGGCTTTATGAATTTTTCAACTCTACGTTTGGCGAAAACTATCTCCCAAGCCTCGCGGGCTGGGCATTCGTTCCAGTCCGAGTGAAGCTCTGAACCGTGCCGTCCGCCCCGATAACTGCCGAGAAGCCCTGCACCTCTGTTCCAATGCCGGCAAACCCGACATGAGCATAGCCCCACCCCAGAACTTTCGTTCCGTCAGAGTTTTGCGTGAATGACGTAGGCTGCCCAAGAGACGCAACAAGCTCGGACTGGGTTGTTTTCCCGTGCTCAATCGAGCTGATCTGTGCATCGGTTATTTTTCTTCCGCTAGTGGCACAAGCGGCCAGTACGATCGCCAATCCTAATACCGATAACAAACGAAACATGGCACTCCCTCCCTTTAAAGAAGCGGCAAGAGTACCAAACTGCCGGTATTAAAAGGCGGCCACTAGAGCTAAACCCAGCTCTGCAAATCCTCCAGCGTCAGCACCGGCTGATCGTGATGAGGCGCGAAGTCATGCAGCTGATAGCCGCCGTTCTTCGATTTGCTGTTGGCATAGAGCGTTGCCAGGAGAGCTGAGCCGCGCTCTATGCGCATCCCGAGGTTGAGCGAGCCGCGCTTTTGCCGGTACTTCATCCAGGTCAGGAACTCGCTGTGACTCAGGTTTGCCTGTGCCTCAGCAATAGTCCGTCCACCAATACCGTTCATGACCAGCTCGCAGAACACTTCCTCTTCGTCGGTCAGCTCTGCGTCTTTCCCAGCCCGTTGACCTCACCGATTACGTGCAGCAGCGCCATGGTCAAGTTTCCGTCGAGCGGGCCGCGATCTGGGTCAGCCTCACCTGTGATGTCAGCCGCGGTGAATACCGGCTTGCCTTCATGGTCGCAGATACACGCGGCGATACGGCCGGCGACACCATCCGCTTTGCCTGTCAGCGCAGCCAGATCGGCACGAGCGGACAGGTAGGACAGCGGGCGAACGTAGACGGTAGCCGTTAGCTCGTCCTCGCCCTGCTTCCAGGTGATTTCGCGCTCGACCGGGGCGCCGGTGAAGGCGCCCATTTGCTTGAGGGAATCAATGCTCAGCTGCATGGTTACACCTTCGGAATCAGCGCAGCGGGGCCGGAGCGCTGAATGGCTGCGGCAGAAGTCACGACGCTGTTAGCTGCCAGATCGAACGGAACGTCACTCAGGTAACCTTCGAAGGTGTACCAAGTGCGAGTAGCAGGCAGCTCGAAGTCATCGCCACCCACGGCCAGGGTCGGCGCTTCGGTGCCGTCTGACCAGCCAAGCGCCCACTTAAGAGTTGGGGCCGGATTCATTTGGCTCAATTCGAACATGCGGATGTGCGAAGGCTCGCGTGGGTCGAAATTGACCGTAAGCGATGCTGATGCTGGCGTGCGAAGGCCGGGCATGTAGGAACGATCATTCTCTTCGAGACAGGTAGTCTCGATCTGGTCGGCAGGGTTGCCGCCTGGGGTGAATGCGGTAGCGCAGGCAATCGCCAGCACTTCAAAAACTGCAGGGTCGGCATCGGTCGGGGCCAATACGTATACCTGCGAGCCTTGGGACAAAATAGCCATTTGTGTATCTCCGTTGCGGGTTTCTTGATTGCGCGTTTGCGCAGGCATAAAAAAACCCGCTCATGAGGCGGGTTGTTGGGGTGATTCGGTTTAGCGGTGGACGTACCAGTCCGCGTCGAAGCTGATTCGATAGCTTCCGGTTTCGGGGTCGCGTGATTCGCCACCCCATCGCGTTATGTGAGCGTGCGTCTCGATAACGTCTCTGAGCGCCGTAGCGACGTTTCTACCGCTAGCCAGCGTGTTCGCCCACACATCGACCTGAATCACGTAAGAGTCGATATCTGGGCGGTTGCTGATGTAGTTCTCGGGACTGCCGCCGACCTGCGTCCATGTTGCATAGGGATACGCCACCCCTTCGGGCGCTTCGCCGGCAGGGAACAGCCGCGTCGGGGCAGCGCCTAGCAGCGCAGTCGAGGCCGGATCGGCTGCGACCTTTTCAAATATCGGTGCGAACATTGCCACTCCCCATCATGTGAATATCGGGCATGCGCGCGCCTTTAGACAGGTTCTCGAAAGCCCAGAGCGGTTGAAGGTTGGTGTAGTGGCAAAGCCTAAGAAGCTCTTCTTCTGTTTTGGCTGAGGCGAGCGGGATGATGTGGTCGATGTGCCACTCGCCTCGATTCTCCCAGGTCATTCCGTCTTTGAATTGAGATTCAAGATGCAACACCAGATGCGAGTAGTCGCAGCCAAGCATTTCATGCGTTCTGGTGGATTTCGCATATCCAGCTTGCCTTAGGGCTATGCTTATTCGCCGCCGCGCAAGGCGACCAATTGCATATATGGGGTCGGATTTTAATCTGGCCTTGGCGTATTCCTGCTGATACTTGCTCAGCCACTCCCAGTTTTCTTTCTGGTAAACGCTTTTTCGTGCATTTAGGGCTTCGCGGTTTAATGCGCGATATAGCTTCTGGTAAGCACTAGCCTTATCTCGATTGGCCCTGTAGTACCTTGCGCAAGCCGCAAGCGCTCTGTCCTTGTTTGCTTCGTAGTACGCCTTGTGCGCAGCCGCATATTGCTCTCGTTTCGCTTGATAGCAACGCTTCTTTGCTGCGCTAACTTTATCTGGGTTCGCCTCTCGATATTCTGCGCATCGTGCTAACACGCGATCTCTGTTCGCTTCGTAAGCTTCTGCCTTCTTCACTTTCTTGCATGGCTTGCACCAGTTCGCGTAGCCATCTTTCCTGCCTGCCTGCTTGTGAAAATCCGAATATGGCTTATCTTGCAAGAAAATCGTGCACTTCTTCATAACGTCGCCTCACGTTATCGCCATGTAGGAGTGCGGCAGGGAGTGGCGTACCCCTTTTCGACTGGCCGGTCTAGCCGCACACAACAATTATACTCTAACTACCTGCTGACGCCTTCTTGGACGCGCGCTTTATTGCCCTGTCTATGGCTTTTTCATAGTTGCTCACGAACTCGTTCGTTAAAGCGCTCAGATTCTGCTCTAGAGCGGGCCGCATGAAAGGCTGAGCGCGAGTGTCTTCTGTGCCGAACTCGACAAACGCCCAATAGCGCGTATCGCCGCCAGGCCCTCCGGGGTCGCTGCCTTTGGGTTTGGACTTCGGTATCCTTGCGCCGCCGAGAACACCCACTCGGAACCCTAGGTCACCTGTTCTCTTGAATAGGCGCCCATTCCATCTGAGCGAAACGTTTTTCTCGATGGAGGCAGCAGTCTCAGGGTCATCTATGCGAGCAGCGTTTTCTCTGACCTTGCCGGCGAGCAACTGAGCGGCTTTTCGCAGGGCGTAGCGCCCACCCTTGCGCTTGACGTCATCCGTCACCGAATCCAGCTTTCCGAGCAGCGAATCGAGGCCCGTTATGCTGAATTCAACGGAGTCAGCCATCAGATACACCCTCGGAAACCGGCAAAGTGAGGTATTCAAGCCCGGAATGGGCGTCAGGTAGCACGCCGTGGATCGCGTAAACCTTGCCCCGATGCAGGATGCGCATCGTCGGCAGGATGCCTTCGCGGTATCGGATGACGATCCGAGCCGTGATTTCCGATTGATTGGCCTGCGCGGCGATAAAGTCGCGGGCCGAAAGTGGCTCGATTGAGGCCCAGACAGACGCAAAATCAGTCCATCCAGGCACCATTTCGCCTGAAACAGGGTCTTGAACCTCTCCGCGCGCCTGAATTGTCACGCGGTGACGCAACTTGCCGGCTTTGATAGCCATGTCGTCTCCTAGGCCAGAGCCGGGTCTCGCAACGGATAAAGCAGAGCGGTTACCGGCCTCGGCAAATAGCCCTGCTGGTACTCGGCGCCCTCGTCGCCGTCTCGGTCCTTGTACAGGTATCCGATCAGTAGAAGTGTCGCGGCTTTAACTTCGAACGGAACAGCAGACTCAATAATCGCGCCAGTTTCATCGATGAACGCCGGGGCCTTCAGGTAGTTGATGACTGAGCCGCTCGCCGCGTGAATCTTGATGGTGAGGTCTGCATCATCGTCCACGCTATCACTGCGCAGGTGGTCGCGGGCCTCGGCTAACGTAACGAGCATCATCAGGTTTTGCTCCCATCGAATCCGAGCTGGGTCAGATCGCGCCCTGGCCGACCTTCAGCACCTCGCTCACCTCGCTCGCCGGCCTGGCCGTCTCGACCGTCTCGGCCCTTCTTGACTGCTAGGCGCCAGTCATCGCTCTCGCCTGGCTTTCCGCCTGGCGCATCTTTTTGCGCGATCCACAGGCTGCCGCCGTATGTCACTGCATCGCCACGCTGATGCTTCTCGTCGTGGCGGTAGACGCCTTTGTCGATCATGACCGGCATCGCCACATCAAAGCGCTTCACGGTTTCGCCGCGGGTGAATACCAGGCTGATGGTTCGCTCGCCGTCGTACTCGATGTTCAGATCATCGAATCCGAGGCCGTCTGCACCATCCTTACCATCCTTCCCGTGCGCGCCAGGCAAGCCGTCTTTGCCGTCCACACCGTCACGCCCCGGAATACCAGGCTGACCGTCACGGCCGTCTCTACCGGGTTCGCCATCTTTGGCTTTCGGGATCGCCGCAACGGCCTTGGCTACCTCTTCCGCCACGAGCGGCCGAATATCATCCGGCGTCAGACTCTTGCCTGGCTGGCCGTCTGCTCCGTCTTTCGGTGCAGGCACCCGCGCAACTACCTCGCGGACGATCTGGTCTAGGTCGACCTCTGCATCTTTCCCGTCTTTTGCAGGCGGCAGGCTGGCAACGGCCTCCTTCACTGCATTTTCAATGCTGGGAAGCTCGCTTAGCGCGCGCTCCACATCATCGATACGGGACGACAATGCTGACACGGCTTTGTCGATCAGCCCGCGCAGTACCGGCGCCAGGGCCTTCGCCTGCGCCTCAAGCGCTCGGATGTTCAATGGTCAGCTCCTTTTGCATGAGCAGGGCAAACAGACGCGCCTGATCTTCGATTTCGTCGTCATCTGGTTCGGTCTGCGCTTCTGGCTGCGGCTCATTGAACGGATCAGCCTGCGCGTCGCGCTTGGCCAGCGCCGCCAGTGAGTAGTTCTGCTGCTGGATCAGCGGCGAGTCGCCACCCTCTACCGGAGCGAGGTCTACGCGGCGCCTGGCCTCATTCGGGGCCATCCATCCGCCTCCAACCGCGTCGTTGTTCGATTTGTACAGCGCGGCCGTATCCATCCGCAGCAGTGAGTCCAGGTCGAAATCAGTGCCGTAGGGCGCGGGCAACTCCAAGCCTTCATCCAGGCAAAGCTCGATAGCCTCGACCAGCGATTGCAGGCAGTCGGAGTAATAGATCTGGTTGAGAATTTCGGCGTTGTTATAGGTCGGAGTCGCGACTCCAACCTTGTACGCCGGCACGTGGAAGACCGAACAGACGGTCTCCGCAGACCAGCGCAGTTGCTCGACCAGTTGGGAGTCGGTGGCTGTCATCGCCATCGCTTCGTATTTCAGACCATCGCCGAGGACGGCGACCTTGCCCGAATTCTCGCCGCTGTAGTTGGCGTCCCAGTGCGCTTTCAGACGCTTGGCCGTGTCATCACTGATCGCCCCGGGCGCGGTCAGCACACCGCCCGGCTTGCTGCCGTTCTGGAAGAAGTGCGTCGAGTTGTTCTGGATCGCACTTCCCTGCATCGCAGCCAGCCCGCAGGCGTAGATCGGTGAGATACCAACCAGGGGATGAAAAAGACAATTCATCCGGTCGTGAATGATCTCGCGCGCCGGGACAATCACGTCCTCGCTGACAAGCGATAGGCTGTCGACCTTAAGCTGGTAGAACACGTCGCCTTCATCGGAAACCAGAGGCGTTACGCGGCGAGGGTCGAGAATATAGAGCCGAGTCACCACGCCTCGCGCGTCACGCACCTTTAGCGCATACGTGTTGCCATGAGTCAGCTTTGACGTCACCCAGCCCTCATAGAACTGGATGCGGTTCTGGAAATGATTGGGGCGACGCAGCACGGGAGAAAATGCCCCGCTTTCTGCCTCTACCCAGATGCCACTTTCGGCCAGCTTAACCAAGCGAACGCGCATCTTTGCAATGTCCGAGGCGATCAGCGTGATGCAGGCGAATACCGTCGAAAAGGCCAGTACCGTATCGGTTTTGATCTCGACGTTCTGTTGCCACGCACCAGCGAACGACTCGCGGATAATTCCTAGCCAGCTGCCGCGATTGTCAGCCGGGCGCAGGTCTTTGTTCTCCCGCTTGCGGCCAAATAGTGGAAATTTCATCGCGGCTCCCGGTTCACTCTGCCGTCATGTCGCGGCGTTTGTAGGTGCGCTTTTTCGGCGCTTCCTCTTTCTGCTCGGGCTCAGCCTCGGGCATCTGATCAACCGCCAAGCATGCGCGGTTGATGGCAATCAGGATCTTGGCGTCCTTCTCGGTCGCCTCGAATTCTTTGCCGGCGAGAACTTGTCGCCCGGCGTACCTCAGTTCTTTTTTCGCAGTCAGTCGCATTGCGGCCTCCGGCTAAAGGGCCGGGTTTCCCCGGCCCCGCAGTGTTACGCCACGTAGTTGGCGCTGTTGATGTACCCAACAGCCTGCAGGCGGCGGCGCTTCCAGTTGATGAAGCGCTCGGCACGCAGGGCAACCATGTTGTTCTGCCAGAGGCTGACCAGAGACTGAGCGCCAGCGGCCGGAGCGTTATCCATCTGCAGCGATGCCTCGCGGCTCACGTCGATGGTCACGCCGCCGTCGTCGGCGAGCAGGATCTCGGACGCCTTGGCCAGGATGATGCGCTCACCAGCCGGGATGGCAGGCGGGCCAACAACCTCTGCCTGACGCGGGATGTTCTCGGACACGACGACCGGCAGGCCGAAGAAGGTGCCGCCGTTCATGTCGATGCCAGGGAACTCCGACTGGCCGAGAGCGTTCTGCATCATGCCGATGGTCATGGCCATGGTCGGGGTCATGATCCATACCGAGCCAGCCGGGGTCATGTTCTCGGCCAGGAATGCCGCGTACAGCGCGCGCACGTCAGCTTTCAGGGCGTCGGCGGTGGTGCCACTGGCCTGAATCGGGGTTACGCCGTTGGTGATCGACGCCGGCGAAACGTCAGCCACTTCGGCCTTTGCCGGGTCAACGAAATCGCGGTCCAGGAACTGGGTCATGGAGGCGATCAGATCGCCCTGGACGATAGCCTCGGCGCTCGGGTTGCTGAAGCGGACCAGCTCGTCGGTCAGCACGACGATACCCGCGGCCTTGGTGAATCGCAGGGTGGTCGTATCGAATGCCAGCGCGGAAACCGGCTTCGGCGCACCTTCACCAACCCAGTTTACGCTCGAACCAGAAGTCTGGCCGGGCATCTTGATGTTGAACGGCACGCGACGCAGGCCCTGGATGCGGCCAATGATGGTCTGCGGGCGCAGCAGATCGATGAACTCGCTCGCCATGTTCTGGTACTCGACCAGAGGGCCAGCCCATGCCGGGTCGGTCGTGGTGCCGGCAGCGACGGCCGCCTTCAGCACAGTAGCCACTTCCGGGGTGGAGTCTTCCCAGCCCTTGGCGATTTCCTGGGCTTGCATCAGGTTGCCCTTGGAGCGCGCCAGTGCGATGGCGTAGCGGGTGAACGCAGTACCCTTTGGCAGATTGCGCTCGACACGGATTACCGCGTTGTCGCGGAAATCTGCGCCCTTGGCGTAGCTGTTGACCTTTTCGGCTTCGACCGGCTTGGCCTTGGATGCTTGGGCCTTTTCCAGATCGCGCAGGCGGACCAGATGGCCATCTACCGATTTGACTTCAGCCTGCAGGCCGTCGTACTCCTCGGACTCAGCCTCATCAAGGGTACGACCCTCTTCGGCGGCCTTGGCCATGATTTCTTCGAGACGGGCAGCCTTGGCAGCACGCGAGGCCTCGAAGGATTTGATTTGCTCAGAAATTTGCATGTGTCGGCCCTCCTGGGGCTTCGGAGTTGCGATTGATTTGCCGTGTTTTGCCGAAGCGCCGGCAGGGTTTTCCAGTCCATCAACGCTCTTTTGCTCTCGGCCTGACGCGGCCCGCAAATCGGCGTCAATCGACTTGATTGCGGTGATCGTTGCCTCGGCGTTCGCCGGGATCGTCACCAAGGAAAGTTCTAGCCACTCCCATTCCTTAAACCGCAGACCGCCACTCTTCAGTCGCTCTACCTGCTCTGGAATGGCTTGGAAACCAATAGAGACCGCCGCCACAAGCCCGGCTTTAACCGATTGCCACGCCTCGTCAACGCGATCCTTCAGCACGCCCGGCTCCGCGATCTCCGGCAGGCGCGCTTCGAACGGGATTCCATCCTTGTTCGGCTGCGCTAACTCGACCAGGCCGACAGGCTTGTCATGCTGGTGTTGCCACAGCAGCGGCATTGGGGTTTTGAATTTTGCGCCAAGCGGCTCAACCACATCGCCCATGCGGTCAGGCGACGGCGTGGACGCGATGCCACGAATCACTCGCTTCTCATCATCCACGGCCTTGACCGACAGAACGCTATAGGCTCTGTTCATTCTCGGTACTCCAGAAAAGGAAAACCCCGCACGTTGGCGGGGCTCATTGGTTGCGTGATCTTCAGACGAAGAACATTTGGAACTTCTTGGTCGCCGCTGGAGGGTTTGTCGCCATCAGCGATACAGCGTTAAACAAGGCCATCAGCGGGTCGATCTTTGCAGAGCCACTGGCCTGCTTCGTAATAAGGATTGCGTTGCCCTTTGGCTCTACCCTGGCGTTGCTACAGCACCAGCGCATCATCGGCTGGTCGGCAACTAGAAGCACTCCTTCGGCCAGCTTGCGCTCAGCGGTTTTGATTGCTCCCCCAAGGCGCCAGCCTTGGCTAACCCCGACCAGTTTTTCCTGATCGACCTCGCGCACAGCTATGGCCTCTTGGATTGCTCCGATGCCTGACGGGTCAAGTCCAACCTGATACAACAGCCCGGCCGCCTCGACCTGCTCTACGATATCGGCGACCTCTTCCACGTCGTCACCGATGCGCCTGACCAGAACAAGATCACCATATCTGGCGTAGTCATGCAGGTTCGCGGCAATGTCCTTGCGTCGTTCAAGTACAGACGGATGAGCCCATGCCCGGCACCATGCGAGCCATTCGCGGCTTTCTGCATCCCGCCCAATCACGGCAAGGCCGAGCAAGTCATCCAGTCCGCCGCCATCAATTCCGATTGTGACGACCTCGCTGCGCTCCAAGATGGTTTCGAGCGTTATGCCATTGCGGGTCTGGGCTTCCCAGAACTCTGCGCCAGGCCACCGATTGCTGAGCAGCGCCAGTCCGATCTCGACGTTGAGAAACTTCGACATGAAGCCGCGCAGCGACTCTTCGCCTGATTCTTCGGACTTGGCCAGTTCGCGCTCTAGATACTCGCGATCCACCGAGTAACCCAGGTTCGGGTTCACGATGTGGAAGTTTTCCGGCTTGCGATGCTCGCCTGCATCAATCATGCGCTGCGGGAATTCGTAGATCACCGGCAGGAAACGCTTGTCATCAATCCGGCCGTCGCGAACCCCTCTGGCGTACTGCAGTTTCTGCAGGAACACGCCAGCAGGCGGTTTATCCGACTGAGTGGTCAGATAGATGATGCAGCCCTCTGGCCGTGACGCAAGACCGCCAGTTGCCTCTCGAAGCATGTTCTCGGCGTTGTTGTTGCTGCCGAACAGGTGGATCTCGTCAACCAGAATGAAGCTGGCCTTCTTGCCGCCAACCGTGTTGGAGTCAGCTGCGACAACCTTCAGCGTTGCCCCGGTGCCGCGATGCGTGATTGTCCGAATGTGCTCCTGTACATGCAGCAGATCGGCCAGTTCCTCGTCATGCTTCACCATGTCGCGCGCCGGGGCGAAGGCGTTTTGGGCGACCTCGATAGTCGGTGCCAGCACGATCAGCTCGGCAGACTGCCTCCAGTTTCGGATCAGCAGCGTCAGCATGATCGCGGCTGCGATGGTCGACTTCGAGTTCTTCTTCGGAATGACGAGCGCGAATTCCTTGATCTCGCGCCTACCAGTGTCTGGATCGTAGGAGCCGAACACGGCCCCGGCGAAGTCAAATACCCATGGCGCGCACGCCTCGCCGATAGTTGGGCTGCCCGGAGCGTCGACAATGCGCAGCTGCCGCATCACATAAAGGCCAGACTGAGCCTCATCAGGAAACAGCGGCGCTATCGGCACCAGCGAGCGCCCAGAAATGATCCGCTGTTCCCAGTCCGGGCAAGCAGTGGACCATTCCATTTAAATCACCGTGTGTTGTTGACAGCCAGGCGGGGCGGAGCGATCTGGCCGAAACGTCCGGCGCCCGCCTTCTTGGCCGCATCGGCCTTCTGTTCTTTCTTGCCCTGCTCGCCAGGCTTCGCAACCGTGAACGCAGCCAGCGCCTTTGCCGCGTCCAGGCGCAACTTAGGGTCGGCTGCAAGATCGTTCATCATCTGCCGCATGAACTCCAGGGGATCGCCGGCCTTTTCTGGGATATGCGGGTCAGGGTCTGCAGCCGGCTGGTCTCGGCGAATTTCTGCGGCGATCACAGCGCGCCCCATGGCGGCCTGCACGTCTGGGTCTTTCTCGTAGCGCGAGCCTGCTTGTGCTGCGGTCTTCTCGGGGCAGCCAGCCTCAATGGCGGCGGCTTTCTTTCCTAAACCGGACAGCCGCGCAGCGGCGTAGCGGCGCTTCTGTTCAGTTAACGCCATGGTTAACGGCCCTCGTTAAGCTGGATTTAATCTCTGAATGAGTGAGGGCGCGGTCTAGAGTTTTTCGGCCACTTTGGCCGGAGGCTCCCCCCGCCTAGTCAGGCCGCGAAACCGAGCCCTAGCTGGCCGAACGACGCTGCACCCTTAGTACGGTTGCACCTACGACACGAGCAAGCGACGTTGCCCCATGTGTGCGAGCCGCCATCAGCAAGCGACACGATGTGTTCAAGCTCTGGCGCGCGATCGTCGGTTGACCCTCTCAACTTGCGGATAGTCTTGATGCCGCACAGATGGCATCGCCACTGGTCGCGCTCGAACACCTTGATAGGGTCGATGCTCTCGTACTCAGCGCCACGAATTGCCGCGCGCCTCTTGGCCTTAGCCCTACGCTTTGCGGCCCGGCCTGCCTCGCTTTGCTTGTATAGCGCACGCTTAAGCAACTGATCAGCTATCCGCATCGCCTGACACGCCCTTGAGCATGTAGCGACGTTAGGCGCTCTACGGATGTGAGATGTGCCGCACGCTCGGCATTGCTTCACCCTGGCCTTCACGTTCCAAGATATCCGCCGGAGCATCGCCGCTTCTTGATCCACCAGCATGGGAACTTCAAGGGCGCGCCGTATCCTCTCGCCAATTCTCCTAAGCGCGGCACGCTCTCCTGCCAGCCTAGCCATGGCATCGAACGCGCACTGGCGACCGCAGAAGCGGCCAGAGTCTCTACCAGCCCTAACGGTCCTTACGACCTCGGAGTGACAGCCGGCGCATACGATGGGCTTAGCCCTGTACTCATAGCCTGCGGCCCTGGCCTTGATGTGATTTGCACACGCTCGACTGCATGCGGTTCGCTTATCAGCAAGCGATGACCTAACGCTCATCACATTGCCGCACCATCCGCATTGCTTCGTAACTCGATCTCTCGGCTTCAGGGTAATGCCTATGTCGCCGTGCGCACGAAGCCTCGCATAATGCTTGCTGCAATAACCCCTCGCTACAGCATGGCCGATGCAGTCTGGCGAAGAACACAGACCGCGCAATGAGCTGCTGCCACGAACGCCCTGGCGCTTAGGTCTTAGGGCTTCTCTGCACGCTCTTGCCTTGCATAGCGAATGCTTTGTCCTTCTGGGCGAGCCATCTTTATTTAGCGTCGGCTGATAAGGGGTTCCGCATACCTGGCATGTGCAGGTAGAATCTTGCGCAGTCATTGCCGTGATCCTCGAACGATCAGGTAGTGATAAGAAGCCCCGGCGGTGTTACAGCACCTCGGGGCTTCGTCAATTCTGCCTCAGCTCAGCTTCTTCTTCACGCTTTTTCGTCGTGTTGTGGCATCGCTCGCAGAGGCTCATCCAGTTGCCGCTATCCCAGAACATGGCCATGTCTCCACGGTGCGGAATTCGATGATCCACTACGGTGGCGACTGTCACTCTGTTCTCGTCTCTTTGGCAGTAAACACAGAGCGGATGCTTTTTTAGAAAGGCCTCTCGCGCTTTTTGCCACTTGTATCCGTAGCCACGCTGAGTAGACGTTTTCCCAGATCGCCAGCTGTTCGCGTCAGCCACCTTTAGCGAAGGCCCTTGAGCCATTCGCAGCGTGTTTGGCTTGTGCATCTTCAGCTTGGCCATCAGCTAACCCTCGTGCCATCCATGTAGGTATCCGGCTCGGCATCCGGATCACCGTCCTCGCCCATCGCCTCGATCAACATCAGCAGCAGCTGGTTCGTCTTGCGCTGCTCTTCCAGTAGCTGGGCCAGTAACGATTCCACGAAATCTCTCCCATCCGATGCGCGCCCACTTGGCCATGCGCTCTCGTCGTGCCTTACACCCGGCGCATGCCATGACGCTTCCTCTTGCGTGAGTAGAGCCACACCTCTTTCCCGATCATCACAGCGATACAGGCTGCGATGCGGAGTAGCAGGAGGATGGCGTGGAGGCGTTTCATGCGATGGCCTGCTTTACCTTGAACATGAACATCGGTTCGGTATCACGCCCATGTACAATCGGCCACAGGAGGCCTTCAATAAGGCTGAAGACCGGGATCACGAAGTCGAGCGGCGCCCACTTGGCAAACACCAGGGGCGCTTCCGAATTGATGTCACCCATCCACAGCGGAATGCCGTAGTAGCTGCCGTGGTGCGAGCAGCCGAATGCCTTAGCGGCTTTCTCTGTCATGTAGCCGAGCATCAAATCGCTTCCTTACTGTTCATTGCCAGTCACCTTCGACGGCGCTCTGTACCATCCCATTCGATGGGGTGACGTAGCACCTTGCTCATGTTCCCGCCGCAGCGCATCAGCGAGGCAGCGAGAACGGCCAGCAGTAGGACCAACGGCCACGCCTGATAGGGAATGCGCAGATCGCCCGCAATGATGTAGATCGCAGTCGCACCGCAGCACGCCATGATGAGCGCAGCCATGACTGACACGTCACGACGAAACCGGGCATCGCCTCTCTGGTAGGTGAACAGGCGAACGAACATCACCAGGCAGAGGATCAGGGTTGCGTAGGTCAGAGAGTTAGCCATCTAAGCCACCATCGATGGGCGAGCGCCCTTTGCGCTTTAGGGCTGCTAGGGAAATCGTTACCACCATCAGCGATGCGCCGAATGCTGCAGGCGCTGGCATTGTGAATGGCTTGATGCCCCATGCTTCGATACCAGTGATCGCGGGCGCCAGTAGGTAGCCCATCACGAACGAGATCAGGAAGTACGCCAGCCTCTCGGGCATCTGCAGTTCTTTGGAGCTGATGAAGTAGATCACCGAGCCACACAGCGAGCCGACAGCAGCAGCGCTATCCACTCCAGCGAGCACGCCGGCAATGCCTGCCCCGAACGCGCCGGCAACTGCGATACCGGTAGAAGTCGGTTCAGCCATAGGGAATGTCCTGGGGGTCTATCGAATAAGTCCGGCCTCACATGCGCGTGCCATCCGCCTATGAGCAAGGAGGCAGGCATGGGGCCGGAATAGGGTCGGGCTTAGCCCTGTTCGTGCAGGCGCTGGCGGAGCAAGTAGCCTTCCAGCAGCCAAATCTTGTTGCGTGCGTTGTCGCGGGCGATCTTCCGGCCGATCTCGGCGTTGAAGTTCTCCGGCGAGGCGCATGCACTCTCACCAGTGACGGTGAAGCCGTTCTTGAGAACCAGAACGCAGAAGGTCATCAGACCAAGCTCGCCGTGATATCCGGTCAGCCTCGTCATCTCGTCCTGGCTATTGAATGCCTGCTTCACGCCATCCTCAGCGGTGAAGAAGTACTCGCCCACAATCACCGAATCGATCATGGCCGGCGTCAGCCGTGGGGCATTGAGGCCTTTTGCTTGGATCTCTTGCTCTAGTGCTGCTTCATTGGTCGGCATCGCGTCTTCCTCTAGTGGGTGCGATAACAAAAAAGCCCCGCACTAGGCGAGGCCGAAAGGTGTAGAGCCCGATTCCCCGCACGTCTACGGGGCGATACCTGTTGTCAGGTCGCGCAGTGTGCTGCGTGTGGCGCGTAGCCGATCGCAAGCAGGCCGGGGATTATGGTGGGCGCAGGATGGCGAGGCCTTCATCAGCCAGGTTCCGCCCGAAACGAAAAAGCCCCGACGCGATGGCCGGGGTTCTGGTGTCGTTTGCCGAAGGCAAAATACTAGATATGGCGAAATGATGCTCCCAGCCGTGCGGGAAGTCAAGCGGCCGCTTTCATCTCGTAAATCACCGCTGCAATCGGGCTCAGCGCCATCCGGTCAATGTCCTCGCAGCACTCGAAACAGAGCTGGATGAACGGCTCCCAATCGCGCGCCCAGGCGCAGGACTCAAGCCGCACGCCGTAGTAGTCGAACAGCCAGGCGCGGAATGTTTCTGGCTTGCTCATTGGGTCAGGGTTCGCTGACTGTCCGCCCTGGTGCATGTAGCGATAGCGGCGCATCACGCCTTTGGCCACATACTCGGCTTTCTCGCGCTTCGCCGCGGTCATGCGCTTGGACTTGGACATGACCAGCCCGAATAGCACCTCCTCGGCAGCCTCCCGAATGTCATCGCTCTGGTTCGCTGAGTACATGAAGTCACCGAAGACGCGGACCTGCGGGTGGAGTTTGGCGATTGCCGACTGGAACCAACCACAGAGGACCGCGTGCTCTGCGTGGTCCGCCGTGTTGCCACGGTCAGTGGTTTGCACTGCGGTTCCTAGCAGGGTGCGCTCAGCGAGCCTGGATAACCCGCCGCGCGACTGGTTGTGAGTGCAGTCATGCCATACCTGTCGTGCTGTTCTGATTTTCATGCTGCCTCCAACCTCTTGCTGATTTGCTCTATCCGCACCGTGACCTTTCCGCCCGCCTGAATGGGTCCGCGCCGGATCGTCAGGTGGTCAATCTGGCTGTCGTCCTCCCAGGCACCCCCATGGGTCAGCGCGTCGAGCAACCCTTTCAACAGGTTGTCCAGATCGCGCCGCCGACGATCAGGCGGGCATGCCTCGATCACCACGGCCAAACGCCCGTCCTTCCTGGCTAACCGGGCTTCGGCGCAGGCTTTCACCACCGCGGCGCAGTAGCTACGCCCCTTGGCGCTGATCAGCGTCTTGGCGCCAACGCGGCGGTAATAGGTGTTGTTCGAAGGCGGGAAAGGCAGCGTTATGGCTGTCATTGCTGCTTCCCCGTAAAAAGGCACCGGGCCGCTACTCGAAGGACTTCAAACCACTCCGCGTAGTGTTCCTGCACCGTGCCGCCACTGGAGTACGTAAACGCTCGCGACAGCCCGGCCACCAGCGGCATAAAGAACAGCGACAGCATCACCGTCAGAACAACCAGGCAGCGCACTCGCAGAGGCATCAGGCGCAGCGGAGCAAATGCAGCCCTAACGATCCGTTCCCATCTAGTCATTTACTCGCCCTCGCCTTCAGCGCCGCCACAACCGCACCCCGCGCAGCCTCGGGAACAGCTGCCAGCAGCTGCGGCCCGAGCCTCTGCTTCTCCGCTTCCGGCAGGCCGCGACACTTCCACCTGATCAGGCAGGCCGTTTTGTCCGCTTCGATCTGCGCCCTGTCCGTCGCTGGCAATGAGGCCAGATTGAATGAGCCAGTCATGGCCAACCCCGTCGTAGTGCTCGCCGTCATTTCCGTTCTGCCCCACTACGTCGATTCGACTGATCTTCATGCCAGCTCCGCCTTCTCTGCGTCGGTGCGGCAGTCGATGGTGCTCTGCTGGCCGAATGCGGCGGCCGCGATGGCGCGCGGATGCCATCCATCCACCTCCTGGGCCACCTGCCGCAGCTTCCGCTGATACCAGTTCGCCTTGGCGATGCACTTCTCTACCGGGCCTTTCTCGCCAGCGCGCAGGCGATATTTCAACGCGTTTCCCTTGCAGTAGCCGGCGAACTCTTCGGGGGTCAGCGCAGCCTTGATGACGTCGATGGCCTCCATGTCCGGAAACAGCATGTAGTGGCTCGGGTGGTTGATTTCGTCGGTCACTGCTGCGGCCTCCTATCGGCTCGGCTGGGATTGATCAGGGGGTGCTGGCCATCCTTTAGGGGCCATGGGTGGTATTGGCGGCAGTCGTGGCAGTACAGGCGCTGACGCAGCGTGAAGCCGGTTGTCTTGTGGGTGGCGTCGATGGGGCAGAGCTTCATGCGGCCTCCTCGATACCCAGCAGGCGCCGAACCTGGCTCAGCAGCTCGCGCTCGGTGCCGTACTTCGCTTCCCAGGTCTTTTGCCCGGCATGAATGGCAACGCCGTGTCCGCCGGTCTGGTGATGCGCGCCGCAGAGCGGAATGACCTCGAAGTGGCTGGCCCGCTGGCTCATGCCCTGGCCGGCGCGGATGTGGTGGCAGGCCGCAGGCGATTCGCCATAGCCGAGGTTCCGGCAGACGATGCAGCCAAGAGAGGCAACGCGGGACAGGTGGAGGCTTTCGGCTTTGGTCATGCTGCCTCCGGCATAAGCTCGACCATCTGGCCGATCTGCTCTTCAGTCATGCCAGGCCAGTAGCGGTCGCACAGGTGGCGGCAGATGCCCTGCCATAGCCGGTAGAAGTCGCCCTCCTCCATCTCATCGAAGGCCAGCGACTGAGCGACCGACACGTCCAGCTTGCCGATGCCTGGCAGGTCGATGGCCTGGACCTCGCAGCAGATCCCCGACTCGCGCTGCAGCCGCTTGATGGCGTCGTGGCAGCCCATACCCTGAAACGCTTCGATCTGGTCAGCGACGAGACCTCCCAGCGCGTGAACCAGGCGGTGGAACTTCGCGTTGCGCGGCTTCTTCAGGTCGGCGCGCAGCTCGTCGCCGATGCGGTAGTTCCGCTCACGCATCAGGCGCTGATCGATGCGATGGCGCGGGACCAGTGCGCCCACCTCTTCGCCAGTGGACGGATCGACCAGGCGGCGGACACTGAAGTAAACCGGACGGGCCTTCTTTGGCTTGCGCTTGGTGTCAGCCATGACGCCGCCCCTCCCGCTTGTCGTGGTCGTCTTGGCAGGAGGTGCAGCGCACGGCGTTCTCAACCGCCTTGCGGCGCAGCGCCGGGATTTCCTCGCCGCAATCCAGGCAGTCAGGCCGGCCTTCGCCTTGCATACGGGCGCGCACAGCAGCCACGCCGCTGATCCGCTCCAGAATCTCTATGCCACTGGCCCGGTCGGCTGGGTCCGGCATGTTGCGGCTCTGCTCCAGGGCTTCGGCCATTTCCATGTGGTCGATCATCGTGTCGCTCCCAAGGCCCGGCGCTTCTGCCCGGCCGCATCGATTCGGATGTAGTCGTTACCGCGAGAGAGGCAGATGCTCCCGTTGGCGGCGTTCTGGATTTGGTAGCCCTGGCGCTGCAGGAGCTGGGCGGCGTGATGCTGGAGAGCGGTCATGCGGCGGCCCTCCGGCGCTCGGCACGCTTGGCGCGGACCTTGGCGAGCAGCTGACGAACACGCATGCGGTTCATCGCCGACTCTTGCTGCCCTTCCATGCGGTCAAGGCATTGCTCGAGCAGTTCGTTGATGTGCTTCATGCGGACCTCCCGTAGCGGCCGGCCAGGCTTGCGACCTTGGCGGGCTTTGTCGGGCGGTCTTCTGGCTCTTGCCAGCCGGCGGCCAAGTTGTCGAAGCGGTTGATGTCGCCACGGAACGCAGCGCGGACAGTGCCGGTCTCGATGTCCCGACCCTTGCCGATGATGATTTCGGCGACGCCCTTGTATTCGCTGTTCTCGTTGTAAACCTCGTCGCGGTACACGAAGAGGATCACGTCGGCGTCTTGCTCGATGGCGCCAGACTCGCGAAGGTCAGCGGGGATCGGGCGCTTATTGGGGCGCTCTTCGCACTTGCGGGAAAGCTGGGAGAGCATCACAACCGGGATCTTCAGCTCACGAGCGAGCAGCTTGGCGCCGCGGCTCATGGCGCTGACTTCCTCGGTGCGGTTGCCGCTTCCACCATTGCCGTCCAGCAGCTGCAAGTAGTCGATCACGATCAGGTCGAGACCGCGCCGCATCTTGTGTTTGCGGGCGATGGCGCGAATGCGGTTCATGGTCACGCCGGCGCGATCAGCGATGCCGAGGCGAGCCCGCTTGATAGCCGCGCCTGCCGACAGCATCTCTGCGCCATGGTCAAACGCAGCAGTGCCGTTCTTGATCAGCTTCAGCGGGACCTTGCCTTCGGCAGCAGTTAGGCGATCGATCAGCTGGCCCTTGCTCATCTCCAGGCTGAAGACAAGGACCGACTTACCTTGACGGATCGCGGCGCTAGCAGCAAAACCCATGGCAAGCGTGGTCTTCCCCATCGCTGGTCGGCCGGCCACGATAATCAGCTGCTCCGGCTGCAGGCCGCCGGTTGCTTCGTCCAGGTCGTCAAGGCCAGTCGAAAGGCCGATGAGCGTCTCGCCTCGGGCATGGCGGTCTTGGCGCTCCTGCCAAACCTCGACCTGCTCACCAAAAATGTCGGCGGCCATGACCACTTCGTCATCGCCGACGCCGGTCTGAATGGCCATCGCCTCTGCTTGGGCTGCAGCAACCTTGTCGGCCACATCCTGGTCGCTGCAAGCGATCTCGTGGATACGCTCGCCGCAGGTCATCAGGGCGCGCTCAGTGGCCCGATCTGCCACGATGCGGGCGTAGGTCGAAGCGTTGGCGACGCTGGGGGTGTTCTTGTGCAGGGCGGCCGTGTAACCCAGGGCGAAGTCACCGCTCTGCAGGGTGCCGATGTGCTCGGCGACGGTCATGTAGTCGATGCCCTGCCCTTTGCCGTGCATCTCAAGGATTGCGCGGAAGACTTCCTCGTTGTCGGCGAAGTAGAAATCGCTCGGGGTCAGGCCGTCGGCCAGGGTGTCGATCAGCTCAGGGCGAATCATCATCGCACCCAGGACGCCCTGCTCGGCTTCGAGGCTGTAGGGATCATGCATGGTAGTTACCCTCGACGACCTTGACGAAGTTTGACGGACACAGCAGCCAGTCGAAGCTGCAGCGGAAAGGCTGGCCATCGCGGCCCTTGGTCTTGCCCATCAGGAAGTCGCTGCTGCGTACCGACTCGAAGAAGTCACGCCAGAAGTCGAGATCCTGATGAACCTCGCTGTCGTTCCAGCGGGCTTTCACGGTGGCCTGACGGCCCTTGTTGATCAGGACGACAGTTGGCAGCTCGGGCAGCGTCTCGTTGAACAGATCGACGATCGCTTGCACCGGAACCGAAACCTTGCGCCGCGAGTTGCCAGCCGGTGCGCTAGCACCTTTTTGCGGTTCAACTGACGGTTCAGTTACGGTTCTGGGGGCACCTGGTGCCGGGGTGGGGGGCACGTCATGCCGGGGTGGGGCGGCATCTGGTGCCGGGGGGCACGTCATGCCGGGGGCATAAGATGCCGGGGTAACGGTGTACCAAGTGGAACGACCATGACGCTGATGGCTGACGATGACTTTGGAGTCTTCCAGCCAACGAATAGCGTTACGCACGGCACGCTCAGAAAGGCAGGTACGCTTGACGATGGTGGCGATAGCAGGCCAGCACACACCCTCGTCGTTCGCGTTGTCAGCCAAGGAGATTAGAACGGCCTTCTGCGCAGCAGACATGCCCTGCAGAGGCCAGCACTGGGTCATAATGATCGTGCTCACCAGTCGATCTCCTCTGCAGACACAGGGACGACAGGCAATTGCTTCTTCTCTGGGGCAACCTCGAGAATCTGAGGGCGCAGCATGTGCACGGCGCCAGATATCCACGACGACGAAAGAAGTGCGCCGCTCATGTGCAGGTTATTGCCGTCGCGGTAGAACCTGATTCCCTCAAAACGAGCTGCGGAGATGAGCGCTTCGACCTTTTGAGAGATGTCCTCGTGCAGGAGGAAAGCCGACATCAGCCTTTCACGCTCGAGCATTTCCTCGCCAAAACCTGTCTCTGCAAAGCCGTCGCTGTACTCACGGATCGCGTCACGAATGTCAGCGTATGCGGCATTGAAAAACTCACGCGACTGATTAACGCGATAGCCCGCAAAAGCCTGGTGGATGTCTGCCTCTATTGCGCGCGGCTCCTCAACTTGGCCAAAGCAAAGGATGTCGAAAGGCGATGGGGCGCTAGTCGAGCTGGAGAGCTCAAAACAGCGCTGAGCCGGTGCGCGCTCGGTCATGCCGATCTTGAAGATGCCGGGCATTGATTGGTTGCCAAGGCAGTAGATAAATCCGTAAGTCATGTGCTAAATTTCCTTTCGTGTTGTTGCTGTTGAAGAGCCCGGTCTTTCCCACCGGGCTTTTTATTGCCTGCGATTCAGGCGACCTTTACGGACTCGACCAGCACGTCGAGGCTCTTTTGCGCCTCTGCGATCTCGCGCTTGATCAAGGCTTTCTCGGTTTGGGATACATGGCCGTCCTCCAGCGCTGCGGTGACGGCGCGGGTCACGTCGGCGACTTCGGAGTGCATGTGCAGAACGGCGGTAGTCAGCTGTTCGGCCTTGGAGCGCTGCTTGGCTACCAGCTCAAATCCGAACGCATCGGCCAGCGCTTCCAGGGGGCGCATGTCGCCGGTGTGGAGCAGGATTCCGAACAGGTGCTCAATGGTCAGGTGATGGGCATCGTTGTCCGGGTTGGCGCGCTGTAGCAGGCTCACATGCGGAACGCCCATCTTGGCTGCCAGGCTCTTGGCTTCGTGATCCAGCACCGCGGATTGGGCAGCTCTCAAAAAATCTTCCATATCGTAAAACCTCTTGTCTCTTTCCGTGGCGCCCTACCGTTGGTCGGGCAATACTGGATTCATGGAAACCACTGACATGGATGTCGCAAATGAAAAAGCCAGCAGATCAGGCAGCCATCACTTCCCAAGGGAACGATGGGCACAGCTCTTGCCGGCTAACCTTTCCATCGACGGCAGACTCGATCTGCAGCGCACGAGCAGCGGGAACTGGCCGAGCGCCGGAACACCACTGGCTTACAGTCGGCGTGCGAATCTGCAGCCTGCGAGCAAGCTCCGCTTGGCTACCGAGGATTTGCGCCGCCTTCTTGGCTGCTTGTGCGGGGGTCATCTCGTTTTCTCCGTAGTGACACAAGCCAAGGATAAGGCACTAGCTAATCACAAGCAAGCCATTGCCTAATCGACATTAGACGAGAGTTAATTAGGCGATGCTTAAAGGTGAACAGCTTGGCGCCGCTATAGACGCCGCACGTATCAAGAAGGGGCTTTCAAAGAAGGCTTTGGCCGATCACTTCAGGGTCAAACCGCCTTCAGTGAATGGCTGGATTTCTACTGGCAGAATCGACAAGTCAAAGCTGATGGAAATGATCGACTTCTTTTCGGATGTCGTTGATCACAGCCATTGGGGGCTTAGGAAGGGATTTGCTGCTGAAGCGTCAGTTGTCGGCCGAATATCGGCTTGGGACGACGATACGCCACTGGATGAAGATGAGGTCGCCATCCCGCTACTTAAGGAGATGAGGGTTGCTGCCGGAAGCGGATGCACCGCTGAGGAATTCGACTCTGGAAAGAAGATCCGCATGGGCAAGTACACGCTGCGTAACCAAGGCGTGCAGTTTGATCAGGCTGTTTGCGTTACCGTGCGAGGAAACAGCATGGAGCCCGCACTCCCAGAAGGCAGCACAGTAGGCGTGAACCTTGGATCAACTAGCATTCGTGACGGCAAGGTTTACGTTATCAGGCAGGACGGAGAGCTGCGTGTAAAGCAGCTGTATCGTCTACCTGGGAACGGAATAAGACTGCGTAGCTTCAACCGCGCGGAGCATGAAGATGAGGACTACTCTGCTCAACAGCTCGAGGAAAAGAGCATCTCTGTAGTGGGAAAGGTATTCTGGTCTTCGGTGCTTTGGGACTAGCCGAGCGAGTGGCGCCGGCGATGACAAGGACTTACATGGAATTTTCTATCAAAACTGCAATAAAATGCTGCTTCGCAGCCGCTCTCGCGCTATCGGCCGTTTCTGTCAGTGCAAGGACGCCGGCGGAGGCATATCGCGATTGTATCGAGGCGAGAACCCAAAAGTACTACGCCACGCCCGGGCAAATTAGGGACATCTCAGAAGCCATTTACGGCAGCTGTATTGCGGAGGCTGAGCGAGCGTTTATGGTTGAGCAGAACGAGCCAATCATAGGCGGCAAAAGAGCGGTTCTTTCTGATCGATCGTGGGATGCCGACGTGGAGGCTAGGCATTCAGTAGAGAGCGAGCGTGAAATACTCCGGATCATGGGGATGGTGCTTCTCTTGCGTCGCCCTTGATGTCAATTGAACAAATAGAGCCCGCGCAATGCGGGCTTTTTTGTGCCTGCTGAAAGACCCTGCCCCCGCCACGCGCAAGCAATGCCTGCCCTTTTACCGCCCTAGGTTATATCGAGCCCGTCTGATTCCTGATTCCCTCAAGAGGGCCTCGGCGAAGCCTCGGGGCGGTTTCGTTCGCCTACTCGAAAAAAATTAGCTAATGCCTATTGCACAAGATTAGGCATTGGCTTATTGTTCACCCATCGACGCAGCGGCACCGCGTCAGGGCCTGAAAAGCCCACGCTCTTTAACAGATTGGGAACATCGCGGCGGGGTCTGCTTCGGCATACAGCGCGATCAACAAATTCCCCGCCCCATGCCAGCTCTGGAACTGGCCGTGGCTCCACATGCAGCCACGCGAAGTTGCGCAACCGCCTCCCTGGAATACGCCAGTAGCTGACCAGGGCCTGAGACGACTCGGCATAGCGCGCAACGGAGAACGGAACATTCACTTCTGGCCATTCGCAAGAGTGGCCAGCGGGAAGACAACCGGAGGGAACCCGCAATGAACATCTCAGTTTTGAATTTCGACGCCTACAAGATCGACGTTAACCCAGCCAGCCGCACGCTAATGGGCGTATCGGCATACGACGCGGACGGCGCAACGGTGCTAGCGAACTTCGACATCGAGAAAATCGTGAACCACTTCGGAGCCGGCGAACTGCTGGACGAGATCGGCGAGCAAATCGCCCGCCGCCACTTTGAGATTGAGGGATAGCAAATGGCCCGGTTCAACATCGACGCCAGCCTTAGCAGCGGCAAGCGGCTCCAGTGGCTGGCCATTGCTGACGAAGGCGAAAGCCTGCAGTCGGTCGCCGATCAGGTGAAGCGTGCGGCGGGCAAGAAGCTCGGACCCGCCGTGATGCTGAAACGCTGGGGCGTGATGCGAGCCAGTAACGGCTACATCACCGTGACGATGTTCGCGTCATAGCGCGCAACGGAGAACGAACCGTCAAGGAATCCTTGGTAGTTCAAACGGAACATTCTGATGCCGATTCGATGAGTCGGCATTGGGAAGACAACCGACACACAGACCCGCCCCATACGCCGTCCAGACGCACCCCGGCAGAAGACGCTGACAAGGGTTAAGCGAGTGGATGAGGTGGAGTTGGTGGCTTAACCGAATTAGAGGTCAGTCAAATGAACGTAGCAGTTAAAACCTTATTTAAATCAGAGACCTTCTTCCTCACTGCCACCATGGATGCACTGCAAATCATCGCCGAGTCAAATGGCCGTCAAATGAGCGACGCGGTAACAGCATTCAAGCTTCGCGTTCCCGCCGTTGTTGAGCAGGTCGAAAAACTGGTGCGCCAGGCGGCTGAAGACATGGTCTCGGCGCTGGATCAGCCAGCACGGAATGTCTAGCGGTTAGACATTTCGCCGTCTTTTAGACATTCGGGAGGATGCCATGACTCGAGAAGAAGCGTTCGCCACTATCGCAAAGCTAGCCGAAGAGCACGCCCTTATCGGCAAGGCTGGCGGGGGCGTCATCACAATCATCCACCCACAAACACAGCGCCAGTTCGGTATCGAAGAACGATGCCTGTACATGGCCGGACAGGGCGAGTTCCCGGGCATTGAGTCAGCAGCGCCATGTGGCGAGTGACCCATGCCCACCCCCCCCGAGCTGTACCTAATGGCAGCCGTTCTATTAGCCACCCTGGCTTATGACTGGCGTCGGGAACGTAAATAACCCCGCCCCATGGGCACCCATCAGCACATAGGAGGATGAGATGAGCGGACATACACCGGGGCCGTGGCAAGTCGTGGCCGAGCTGCGGGATACCGATGAAATCATCTGCGACATGTTGAACAACGGCTACGTGGCGATCACGCAAGGGCAAAAGCTCGCCAACTGGCGGGACGACGCGGCGCTGATAGCTGCCGCGCCAGATCTGCTTGACGCGCTGGAGAGCCTGAAGTGCGAATTGATCCTTTCCGACGTCGACATGGATTACATCGAGAGTCACTTCAGGCCGTGGCTGGACAAGGCAGCGGCAGCCATAGCGAAAGCCCGCGGCACAGCATGACCCCCTGGCAAGCACTCATATCCCTCACCGCTATCTGGATCGTATGGATCATTGCTGAGTGGTGGGGGAGGAATTGGAAAGGAGATAGAGATGACGATTGAAACAGGCGGCCCGGCCTTTCCAAACGAAGGCGGCCACAAGTTCGTTTCGGGCAATGAGATACGAAAAACGCTTCCTAGCTCCGGCATGACCATTCGCGATTACTTCGCAGGGCAAGAGCTATCGAAAATGAGCTCGGTAGCTTGCTGCGATATACCAGATGCGTATGCCCGTCAGGCAGAGCACTGCTACCGGATGGCTGACGCGATGCTCGAAGCCCGCACCAAGTAACAGGCGAGCGCAGCGCCCCTTCGGGATACCTGCGACAGGGATAAGCCGGTAGTGCCCTGATTGCGTAAAACACCGGCAGCCATTGGCGGGTCCTCACCTACGCCCCGTTGAGATGGCCGAATGGCTCACGTAACGAGCCTGCATCGGAGAGTGATTTGGCGCGGACCGCGAGCTTGATGGCGGCAGGCGTGAACGGGTAGCTCCCATTTAGCGTCGGCCGGTGCTGGACATGATCAATCCGGCGAAAAATCCAGCATGCCTTCCCTGTTCGACTCAGGGCAGATCACTCTCCGATGCAGTGAATGCGCAGGCTGATGCGCTATTGCTTACTAGCGGATACAGGGTAAAGCCGACACGCCGGAGATCAGCGCCGGCCACTGCATCACCCTCCTACCCCAGCACTCACCGCAAAGCCTCCCCTTGTACCTCACTGGTCCTGCGATACAGGACGGGGCTTTGCAGTGGGTGCCATTCACTACTCAATCGAAACGCTGCGCAGGACGCGGCATGGAGACGGCTATGCCCGACGAAAAAGAAGACTCCCAGCCGAATGTGATTTTGAAGGTCGCAGGCAAGCCTTTCCGGTGCAATTGCGGTTGCAACGTGTTCCACAAGCCAAGGCCGATCAGCGAGCCGGGGCGATACGTCTGCAATGCCTGCGACACCGAATACACCGCCGACTAACCAGCCCATCCGGGCGACCCGAGGAAATCCCCATGAAGCTCACACACAACGGCTTCGAGCTTCGTCTCGATCCGGTGGTTGACGACGGCCAGCTTTTCTTCGGCGTCGAGCAGGTCATCCCGGATGGCCCCTATGACGCGAAGGAACTGGGCGAGTGGCTGATCAAGAACGCCCGAGGCATCGAGATCGCAGCGCGCCGGCAGTACGACGAAGAGACAAGGAGAGCAGCATGAAGACCGAAGACACCATTCGCGAGCACTTCAAGCTGCTGCGAAGCGCCCGGTACGCAGCCACTGCCGACTACCACTGCAACGTGCTGTACGGCTACCTGAAAGCCTTGCGCGACACCGGCCAGATCGAAACGAGCCTTTACCTGCGGATGAATCACGCAGTCACGAAGGCATGGACGCTCAAGACGAAATTCACCGTGAGGACTGCGGCATGAGCACTTACCTGTACGCGCCGGAAGACTACAACTTCGAGGACGCCTTCCAGATCAAAAGCCAATGGGACCACGAGGAAGACGCCGAGTGGATCGCCGAAGAGGCCGCAGCCGACTTCCACTCTGAGCATGACGGCTGGGAATCGAGCTGGCCGCAGAAGCTGGTTCTCTGGCTGCCAGACGGCACGGAGATAGGAACCTTCACCGTCGAGCGCGAGTTCGAGCCAGTGTTCTCGGCTAGTAAGCAGGAGGCGGCATGAGCAATGAAGTGAAGCGGTTCACCATCGGAACATTCCACGCCGCCATCGTAAGCGCAGGGTCTGAATGCGTTCTCGCCTCTGACTACGACGCCCTTCTCGCTGAGCGGGATGCGCTCATCGCTAGTTCTGCAAAATGGAAGCGTGACAGCGAGCTACTGAATGCCATTGAGACAGAGTGCTGGGACGTGCGTTTTCTCAGCACTCCGAACGCAGACGCTGGCGATAGCAGCATCAGTATCGAGATCGTCGGCCACTTCATGGCCGCGCCTTGCGAGCGAGTAGTTGGAGAAAACCACAACGAGAACCTTCGCGCAGCGCTGGAGCAGGCGATGACTGCCGAGGCCTACCCGCCAGCACGGCCTGAATACGATGATCGTGGGCGCCCTGTCGCCGCCCTGCAAGGAGAGCAGCCATGACTCGAATCACAGCAGATCAAGCTCGCGACAAGGCAAAAGCGAAGGACCCTTCAGCCACAGTTGACGCAATCCTAGCAATGGTCGACGCGGCTGCCGGCGACGGGAAGTATGAGATTCAGGTCCGCCAGTTTGGTTTTGGCGACGGCTGCTACTACTCGACGGAAGACAAGTGGCCGGAGTTCGGCAAGGCGATCATCAAGCAACTGACTGCGCTTGGCTATCAGTGCCGAATTCGCTGCTACGAAGGTCAATTCGTCGATATGTGGCTGGAAATCAGCTGGAAAGGAGCCCAACCATGAGCGCCACTACCGCACCAGTGAAAACCCTGATCGACGAGCAGCTCGACGAGATCATCACCCGCTTCCAGGCCTGCAACGTAGGAAACATGTGGCACATCCACGACAGGGTCACCGGCAAGACAGCGGGTTTCTGCGTCAGCCATCGGGCGGCGCTGGTTAGGGCACAGCAGCTGGAGGTGATGCATGGCTCGGGACATTGAGCGGGCCTTAGAGGTCGGCTGGTCGCAGGAGAGCGCCGAACGCCGGGCAGGCAATCGCGAGTCATCCGCTGCGCTACTTGCTGAGCGCGGTGTCGCCTTCGAGAGCAAGAACAGCGGCGTACACCTGATCGTCACTCACGGCGAGAAGGTTGCTGATTTCTGGCCCGGCACAGGCAAATACATCGTGCGTGGCGGCCGGCAAGGACGTGGCGTTTTCAACATGCTCAAGGCGGTGGGATTCAAGGAGGACGCCAATGGCTAGCCAATACCAACGCGCCAAACGCCACGCCTGGTGGCGCGGATTCGCAATCGCCCTTGCGGCGTTCACAGGCTGGGTTGTCGCATACGGCCTGGCAGATCGGATAAGCAACGGGGTGCCACTGTGAGAACCGAAGCCCTCCCCCACGACGACACCCCCACAGGCCACTCCTTCACCGCCGCCTGGCTCGCCATGTTCGCATTCGGCGCCCTTGCCCTGTTCGGCCTCGCTATCGCAGCAATGTGGATGGTTGAACGCCTGTTCGCCTGATCCGTCCTTTCTTTCAATTCAAACCGCTGCGCTTGGCGCGGCAAGGATTCTCTATGTCCACGGAAAGCCAACTGATCGCCCTGGAAGATATCAGCGCGGATAAAGCGCCGGCCATCTACGGCCACAACAAACTGACCGCCTATGTCGCAATGGCCCGCGAGCAGGCAGCCAACGAGGTGCCGGATCTGAAGACTAAGAAGGGTCGCGATCGGATTGCCTCACTGGCAGCACAGGTCAGCCGCTCGAAAACGGCAGTAGAGAAGCCGGGCCGCGAGTACCTGAAGCGCATCAAGGAGATGCCAAAGGCCATCGAGGCTGAGTTGCGCGAGTTCGTGAGCAGCATGGATGCGCTGCGCGATGAAGTGCGGGCGCCGCTGAATGAGTGGGAGCAGGCTGAAGCGGATCGCGTGGCCAAGCACGAAGACCGAATCACGATGATGTGCGAGCTTGCCAGCGAGGCCGGTGAATACGACACGCAATACCTCACTGATCGTATCGCCCAACTTGAAGCGATTGAAGTTGGCGCCGACTGGGAAGAGTTTGAAGCCGAAGCGCACCGCGTCAAGGCGGCCACGCTCACCACGCTGCAACTGGCTCTGACGAAGCGTCAAGCA